CAACGTGATATCTTTCAATACTTGCATTGTAGCATTGATATTTGCAATAGGTGTAGGGAATGATGGGAACTGTAAAGTAGGATATACACCACCTTCAGTGTCGCCAACAGTGATATCTTCTGCCCTTAGATAATTTGCACCTTCACCAGAGTAAACTTCATTTGAATTCTCCATGAGTATTCTACCACCATCTTCTAATTGAAGTGTGGTTGGGAACATTCCGCTGTATACTAGTTCGCTGAATAGTTCAAGTTCAATTTTCTGCATACGAGCAACTGGTATTGCTTGCAGTGTTTGTAAAATAATAAGTTGTAGTTGCTTAAATCTTGGATTAGTATCATTAAGTCTAAACTCAGAACCACCCCATGCTCTAGCAGAAACAGATGTTGAAATACTTACTTCACCAAATAGCGCAAGACCAACTGGATGTAGAATACGTTTTACTGCATCACGCCAGACGTTAATAGAGTTACCAACTTTAACAACATATGAGAAATCTTGATAATAGAAACTGTCTTGTATTTTCTTAGAACTTTCTGATATACGTCCATCAGCACCAAAGAGAACACCTTCACTTGTAGAAACCGTTCCTACAGATGGTGAAACAATAGCAACATCACACTGATGCACTATTGCTGTAGCACCAGATACCGCACCAGTAATTCTGCTTCTATCTCTAGGAGCGGCAAAAGTATCTTTATAAGTATCAACTTTAACTTTATATAAGTTTCTACTAGTATCTATTGATAATATCGATCCACTATGTCCTGATGTTTGTTCGCTTATTAGTTTGTCGCCAGTTTCTAAAGTAATGTTGTCGCCATCTTCTTTTAATAATTCATAATTTTGAGTAGTAACTGTTTCTCCATTTATAAATGTTCCAACGACATCTTTCAAAATCATATTGTTTGGAGCAATAACTTGAGGTGGTCGTATATAACCAGAACCTAAATTTGTTCTAGAAACTCCAGTTATTCTACCGATGGTGTTTGATGTAGCATAAATCTCTGCTCCAGCACCATTAGTACTATTAACAGTAATCGTAGGAAGTGCAGTAAAATTAACTCCCTCATTTACAATAAGAATTTCTTGTATTGAACCTGCAAAGTCAGATTGTTCTGGAACAAGTTTACTACCGGTCTCTAATAGTATGTTGTCGCCATCTTCTTTAACAATTTCATCAACATCGCCAGCAAGAATATTATGACCCGTTTCTAATAAAATACCATCGCCATTACTTTCTTGAAGTAGTCTACCTTCAATTCTATGAACTATCGCGCTTGCATTTGCTCCTAAATTCGAATTTGCATATGCTAGTGTGTCTCCTATAGCATAACCTTTACCTTTTTGCTGAATGATATATCCATCAATGCCGCCACGTCCTATAGTTGTTAAATCGAACTGTGCGGCATCACCAATATCTTCAGTTACTATAAAGTCACCATTTTCTGATTTAATATTACCACTACCATCTTCTAGTTGAATTTCGGGTGTTAGATTTTTTGTTACAAGTGCGTCTCCACCATTGTAGTAAGTTCCATCGTTTGTAACGACAGTTCCCGTAATGATAGTATCAACAACACCTGTTATAGTTCCTGTGTCGCCTTGAATGGTAACAGTTTGTCCATTTATAAATGTTCCAGATATAGAATTTTCAGTAAATGTTAATTGATAGATAAAGTTCGCGCCTACTTGCTCTCCAGTAAAGTTTTCGATAAGTGCAGTTGCACGATTGATATTTGGTTGTAATGGTTGATTTGCTTGAACAACTTGTTTGCCAACCATTTCTGTAAACGGTCCTGTTACATCTTTCAAACTCATAATAATATCAGATGTAAACTGACCAGCAGAGACACGCAACATATCATTCTTTGGATAGTAAACAGAAACCTCTTCATTAAAGAGCATTCTGAATAAAAGAATTAATGCTTTGTCTGTACCTTTTGCTTGATAAAAATCTTTGATGTTTTTAAGTAGTGTTCTCTTATCATTAATAATAGCATCAGGTAAATCTACTAGATAATTCTGTTTGAAGTATGTTACAAATGTGTCTACAGTTAAATCAATGTCATTATATATTTTAGCATTTCTTGTTGTCTCAACCGCGCCACCATGATTTTCTAACCACTCATAGTACGCTTCCATGAAAGCAACAAATGTTGGATGGTCTGATTTGACAAATTCAGGTAGTTGGTCTGAAACTACAGAGTTTATTTTACCTTTAATTAAGTCATCGCTTATATTAAATGCCATTAGTATGAACTTCCGCTACTGCCTGATGATCCGCTTGAACTACTACCATTAACAGAAATAGTAGATGATGCTCCAGTGATACCACTGCCTCCCGTCTTACTTAATTCGTTACTTGATGATGTTTGATACTCTGTACCAGCAGAGGATTCGCCTGTAGCGACTTTATCAATAATAGTATTGACAACAATATCATCTTCATTTATCATTAAAAGAACATTACGCACACTTACAATGTCGTTAGAGTTTAATGTGACATATAACTCAACTGCATTAGCATCTAGAACTGTTCCTGTGATATTCAACTGGTCAATAATAATCTTACCTGTTGCATAGTCAATAGCACCTTGATTATTATTCACATAGACTTTAGTTGACGAACCTTCTTCTAGAAAATATGAACGAATATTACCAGCGCCATCATCGTCTAGATAAATCGTCTGCGCCCTACCAGCAATATTAAAACCAGTAGATGACAAGTTAGTAGGCGAACCTACACCCTGTGTGAATAGTGGGTTATAGAAATTGATTGTATATTTACTTTCTTGATTTAGAATAGCATCAAAGTGTCTTTCACATCTAAGTGTAGTAATATTTGAAACAATACCAGGATCAGACAAATCAATTAGATTTACAAATTTAGAATATCTGAAAACACTATCAAAAGTTTTAAGGTCTGTGTTTTTGTAATTAGTAACGGTTTCTCTTACTGCCGCTGAGATATCTGTATATGTGCTTGTAGTAATATTAGGATTCCAATATACGTTAATAGTAGGAATAATACAAATATACACTGGATCGATTATTTCAGGTGTTATCGAAACCATATTCTTTCCAGCAAGAACAGTATTCTTAATAGTATCTTTTGTTGATGTTGTTAAACTATCTCCAGTTTTAGGTTTGATAGAAATAAATACTTTTCCATAAATCGGAGGGTCGTTATCTTCACCGCCCCATACTTGCATTGCGTCAATGTTGTTATACAGTTTAGGTAGAATAACTTTATAATCTTCTGCAGTCACCGCTCTGTTTTGTGCAGAGTATGACTTAGGTGCATTAAACTTGATACTTCTAGTGGTCTCTCGCGAAGAACCATTTTCAGATTTGATAACTGTAGTTATAGTAGCATTCGTAGAACCGCCAACTGAAGTCTGCAAGGTAAATGTATCAGCACCGTTTGCTTGTGCTTCATTACATACAATATATTCTGCAATTATAATATTACCATCTAATAGTGCTTTACCTAAAACACCATCGCCAAAAGTAATCTCAGTTGCGCCATTTTCTACAACATTCAAAAAGTATACTTCGCTATCTGATTTAATATCCAGAATGTTATCTGCTTTTGTATAAGACCTTTGAGTTAAATCTACGGCACTGTTTTGTACTCTAACTTTTATAGTACTTGTATCAATATTTTCATTATCTAAAAGAAATCTTTGCGCCGCCAAACCACTATCTTTTGTGAATAGAGATTTTAGTAGTGTACCTTCTTTAATATCAATGTTAGTAAATGTGTAAACGCCTTCTGTAGGAATAATAGTTACATCTGCAGTAGTTACAAACTGAAAGTTGACACCGTTCACTCTGCTTCTAAACACAGTACCTTTATTCATAGTCAGACTACTAGGATTACCTGTAGGAGAATTGATTGTTATGTTAAGTCTTGCAGATGAAGCAGTTGAGGACCTAGGAGTATAACCTAGATGTTTGGCAAGAGACACAACGCTATCTCTCTTGACGGCACTATCAAGAAACATTTCGTTTGATACCATATTTGCGTAGACTGCATTATAGTGAGTATTGTATGACAATAAATCTACAAGAGTGTTCATTGCTGAACCTTCAAAGTCATAGTCTGCAAATTCGCTTTGCGACTTTAAGTATGTCTTGAGATTAGTTTTGATTTCATCAAAGTCTAATTCTGTAACTCGTAATCTGTTTGTTGTCTGTGCCATTATCGTGTCCTTGTCAAGTAGGTCTCAAATACCTCTTGTTGTGTAAAGTTTACTACATAAAAATATAATCTCACTCTATATTCATTACTGTCTGGTTCTGATACAACATCAACAGATGTAATTTTTGCTCTTGGTTCGTGAAGAGTTATGACCTCTTCAATAGACTTTTCAATAAGTCTTCTAGTCATCATTGTATCATTTTCAAAAAGCAAGTCAGCAAGCGCAGTACCTAAGAAAGGTTGAAAAGGTCTTTCGAAATATTTTGTTTGCAGTAATGCTTTTATAGATTGCTTTACTGCTTCAACATCAGTTTTTTTCCCAACATCTTTAGTCGTAGACAACTTAGTAAAGTTAAAGTCTAGGTCTGAAAAGTTCGCTGTTTGTCTTATTACTGTTGCCATACTAGTATTTATACCTTTTATCCGCCAGCGAATACATTAGGTGAACCTGAATTACTCTTATTAGGAACCCACGACCCATGTCCACCAGTTCCATCACCTTTTCGATGCACACCCTTGCCGTTTACAAAAACAGTTGAACTATGTCCAGTCGCCGGATCACCGCAACTAGTTTTATCACCTTTTCTTGTAGTCTTCGCACCATTTGTAAATACGTTGGGTGAACCTGTTGAGTAC